GCCGAGGCGGTTTCGTTGAACGCTGCGACGGTGCTGGTCGCGCCGCACGTCGACAGCGCGTTCCCGACCTTGGTCGCGCTCGGATCGGCGCTGTTGAAGTCGCCCTGACCGGGGACGTTCACGAAGTTGGCCAGAGCAGCGCTGGTGACGTCCCACTGCAACCAAAACGCCCAACAGGCGACGTTCGTCGCGATGTTGACGACGGCACCGGTGCCGATGTCCCAGTCGCTGATGGTGCCCTGCCACGGGCGCGCGCCGGTGTAGACGGGTCGGACGCTCAGGTCCCAGTACACGCGCAGCACGTGGTCGCCATCCAGCGTCCAACCGGTACCCAGCGCCAGCGGAGTCTGCGCACCTGCAGCGTCTCGCACGAGGAACGGAGGCTGCACGCCAGCAACGGCCAGGTCTGTGTTGAACGCCGCATGGCGCCAGTCGCTGCGACCGATGACCCCGGAGGCCATCTGCGGCGCCAGGAAGCGTGTCGGTGTGAAGTGAGGCAGGTCAACCGCTGCGTCGCGCGTGTTGAACCCGTTGAGCGCGCCAGCCTGCGAGTAGTCCGTGAAGCGCGCGTTGAGATTGGTCGCTGTGACGTTGTCTCCGTCCTGTACCGGCGCGCGCACGATCCTGCTCATCGCCACCTCCCGACCGCAAGGTAGCGCCCCGCGTAGATGTGAGCCTGCATCAAGTGGCCGCCCGCAAGCGTGACCAGCGCAGCGTCTTCGCTCGCCTCCGTCAGCTTGAACTGCAGGTTCACCGTCAGGTCGCCAGCGGGCAACTGCAGCGACCCGAAGACCCGACAGCGCCCATGCGAGGCCTTGCCCCGCCGCTCGGCGAGCGTGATGCCGTTCACCAGGATGCGGAGCCGGACGAAGGCCGGTGAGCCTGGGTAGCCGTCGTTGACGCCCCGCGCGAAAACGTTGTTGGCGTAGGTGTTCGCGCCGTACTCCATGTACAGCGAGCCCCCGCGGAACCCAGCGAGCGTGACGGCTGGCCCGATGTTGGTCCAGTCGCCGAGGTGCACCTGGATCGTGCTGCTGATCCAGCAGTTGGCAGGCACACTCGTGTCCTGGTCAGCGAGCTGCTCACCACTTCGAGACGCCGGGTAGAGCGGGTCCTGGTACACGCGATGCAGCGCGTAGTCCTCGAGGCGAGAAGCGTTGCACCAGTCGGCAGGCAGCTGTGACCGGTCGAGCGTAGTGATGCTGCTTTGGCTGGCAGAGAGCTCGTCGTTGATCGTGTCGGGCGCCAGCACGCTGCGTGCCATCGCCTGCCTGGTGGTCCAGTGCTTCATGCGCGCACTCCCATGACCGTTTGCGTCCCCTTGCTGGTGTAGCCGTACTCCCAGCCGATCAGCACGAGGTCTTCCTGCGTCTCGAGCTCGAAGCAGAACCAGCTGCAGCCCTGGTGAGCGACAGAGAAGCGCAGCGGCACGAGCCGCTCTTCGCGGTAGACGGCTTGGTTGAGCACACTCTTGTCGAGCGTCGCCAGCGCTGGCGAGTCAGGGGGCTGCGCGAAGTAGGTGCGCTCTTCGACAGGCTGCAGGCTGAAGTCCTTGTAGTGCCGCATGGTGATCTTCTGGTTGCCCGTCGTCAGCATCCACACAGTCACGTAGGTGACCTGCTTTTGCGTCTGCGGGTCGCCGAAGGCAGACCAGGCCGAGCGGTACACGCTGGTGGGAGTCGGGCCGCCCACGAGCTGGTTATCGACCAGCACACGCCCCAGAGCCCGCTTGCCGCTCAGCACGAACAGGCCCCGCTCGCTCTCCGGCGCGCTGTCCTGGTTGCCCGTGTGATGGCCGAAGACCACCGCTCCGCCGAAGAAGGTGCTCACAGCTCCCACCGGGAAGCCCTTGCGCGTCGACCAGGGCGAGGTGTCGGGCGCCGCCTGCAGCCTGTCGACGTGCAGCACGAGCCCCGTGTCGGGTCGGTCGTTGCCCAGCGTCGGCACGAACAGAGCGTACTCCTGGCTCTGCGCGCTCCACGTCGCGACGGCCTTCGGGAAGGCATCCGCCGTGATCCGCCGGATGAACTGCTCTTGCAGGGTCGTCAGCTTGACCAGGTCGTTCGTCGCTCCGCCCTGGAGGCCTCCAGTGATGGCGTACACGCCGTCCAGCGCCAGGAAGACGACACCCAGGCCGGGGACCGTCGCCAGCGAGTGCGGGGCCCTGCAGGTCACCGAAGAGCTGAGCGTGGTGACGGTGAACCCGGCCTGCGCGTCGCCCTGGACAACGTCGACTCCGTTCTCTCTGAAGACCAGCAGCGACGTGTAGTGCGCGTAGAGCGCCGTGATGGCGCCGCCTTGGGCCGCCAGCTCGATGAACGCGTCCGCTGCGAACTGCTCGATGAGGCCCTGGGCGCTGTAGTACAGCGTGCGGGAGTCCTCGAGGCCTCCATCGAGGAAGAGCACGCCGTTCCAGATCGCCGAGAACCGAGCTCGAGGTGCGGGCAGTGGTCCGGTCGCGATGTCCGGCGCGGGCTGGCCAAGCAGCGCGGTCGGCGCAGCGTCGAAGTAGAGCGTGTCGACGTTGTTGCGGATCAGCTCGACCAGGTACAGCCTCGTGTCGCCTGGGAAGTCGTAGTCGTCGCTGTAGTTCGTGGTGCGGTAGAGCTTCCGGGCGACAGTGCCCCGCGGGCCCGTGGGGATCGTGACTGCCGTCGCGTGCTTGAAGCCCTCGGCGCCCGCATCCAGCGCCCACGCGACCGAGCTCAGCGTGGACACCGGCCCCTCGCTGCCAGAGTCGGTGACGAACGACAGCGCGTACCCGTACTTCGACTCCTTGTCTCCGTCCTGCCCAGCGGCGTTGTTGGCGAAGCCGAGGCCCCAGACTCCGCCGCCGGGGATGGCGTTGCCGCTGCTCGGGCACCACAGCGTCACAGCGCCGTTCCCACTGGCCCTGATGTTCGGCGGGAACGGAGGTGCAGGCACTGGCTTGACGTTCCTCGGCGTCACAGCCGTGGGCAAGCCGTCGAAGCCGAGGGGGCGGACGCACTGCGTGATCGTGTTCGATGCGTCGACGATGCCTGCCAGCGGCCACGGCTTGACGATGACCGGTCGGTCGAAGCCGTTGGTGATGACCGTCCCATGGGGCGTGTCCGTGTACCAGCTCGCAGCCTCGGTGACGGTCGGCACGTGCCGACCAGTCGCCAGCGTCCGCAGCACTGGCGTGCCAGCAGCGTCGTAGAGCAGGTGCAAGTTGCCTTGCTCTTCGAACAGGACGTGCTGTCGAGCGCCTCCTGCCAAAGCCTGCGCCACGTGGAGGCTGTAGATCGGCCCACAGCTGGTGAAGGGCGCCCACGTGGTCGCAGCAGGCACGAACGACTCGTAGCCGACACGACTCGACCAGCCTCCGGTGGCCTGGTCGACGGTCCAGTTCTCGATGCGGCCCGCGCTCGAGGGGTCCTGCGGCAACCTGGTGACCAGGCCTGCAGCGAGCGGCGCCTGTACAGTGTCGACCTGCATCAGAACCTCACGGAAGCAGCCGCAGCGGGCCGAAGGGGTTCGTCACGTAGCGGTAGCCTGACGTCGGAGTCCCCTTCACGATCCGGCGAGGCACAGCCTTCAGGTAGGCCTGCTCCATCCCGCGGATGATGAGGTCCTTCTTGCGCTGGTAGACCGCGCTCAGCGCCCCGTTGTCGACCTTCAGCGTCAGCGTCTCGAGCGCCGTGTAGGCGACGGCCTGCGCGTAGGCCGCTGGCACCAGCGGGGCGTCCTGGTCTTCAAGCATCCGACTCGGCGCGATGAGCATGCGCACGTCGAGCAGCTGGTCCGCGCTCGGGTGCGGGTACAGCTGGATGCTCTGGTAGGCGGCCGCCTGGTCCCAGACGTAGCGCACGCTCAGCGCCTGGAACGTCTGCGCCTCCAGCGTGCTCAGAGCCAGCGCCGGCGCCAGGATCACGCCAGCTTGAGGGTTGATCGTGTCCACGCCAGCGGCGGCCACGCCTTGCCCACCGGCGCTGCGCACGCGCACTGGTGCGAGGATGCCCGCCTCCGGGCAGGTGAAGTAGTACCGGCGGTAGAGGCCAGTCGTGTCGTCAACGACCTCAGGCTGGAAGCGCAGCGTCTCCGTGTCGCTCAGGCTGTACGTAGCGACCTTCGACAGGGCCGACTCCCAGCCGTCGCTCACGTCCGAGCGGTAGACCTTGAAGTTCGTCGCAGCTGGACCCTGCACGTTGCACATGTAGACGTTGATGGTCCGCGCGCCCTGCGCAACCGCTGCCACAGTCGTGATGCCCCGAGGGGTCTGCGGGGCGGGGATGCGCTTGCCCTCGCTCGGCAGGTACGCCTCGATGGTGCCGAGCAGGTCAGGGTAGAGGTTCGCGTCCTCACGCTCGAACTTGCTCAGGAACAAGATCTTGGCGGGGATGCCCTGCGTCGGGTCTCCCACGTTCTGGACCTGCATGCAGTCGCTGGGCAGGTAGACCTCGCGACGCTTGACCAGCGCCGAGTAGGAGCCCGAAGCGCCGACGAAGGGCCGGTCCAGGTAGAGCTGGGTGCTACTCAGGACCCACGCGATGTTGTGGACGTAGGTCGCACCAGTGCTGTCGGTGATCTCGATGACAGCCCGGTCCAGCACCGAGCCAGGCAACACCGCCGAGCTCGACACAGCGAAGGGGCCGCCGCCCACCGTCGCGCTGCCGTTGGTCACAGTGACAGCGAGGTTCAGGTCGGTCCAGACCTGCAGCTTGCGGTCCCGCTGCGCGAAGTCCCAGGGCCTGTCGGTCAGGCAGCGGGTCTGCGCGTCGTTGAGCAGCGCGACGAGCTGCGCCCGGTACGTGTCGTTGGTCGGGTCGTAGTCGAGCAGGTTGCCGCAGAAGTCGATCAAGTCGCCGAGGTTCAAGACTGTCTCCTACGACGAAGGCCCCGCCCGCCGGTGAGAGCGGACGGGGCCAGTGTACCCTGTGAGGCAGGGCAGCGAGGGTCAGTAGCCGCGCTTGAGGACGAACACCGCGGCCTTGTTGGCCGCCTCGGCGGTGAGCGCCACCGCGACAGGGCCGGTGATGGCCCCGACCGCCTTGGTCGCGTCGGCGAAGCGGATCGCGACGACGCGGTAGGTCTTGTTGAGGGTCACGGTGAAGATCGCGTTGGTCGAGGTGTGCGCGCCGTTGACCACCGTGTAGGCGCCGATGGTGGCCACGTTCAGGTCTTCGGGGATGGCGAAGACGAGGTCTGGGACAACACCGAGGCCGTGGGCGATGTTCTGCGCGGCGCCAGTACCGGTCTGGACAGCCGAGAAGAACACGCCGTTGACGCTGGTCGCAGCGTTCTTGAAGGCCGCGAAACGACCCGCAGTGGTGCCGACGTAGAGCGCCTGACCAGCAGTGACGCCGGTCTCAACGTCCGCCACATCGATGTAGCCCGTGACCACGACGTTGACCGTCTGACCCGCGGTGGCCGCAGCGAGGGCGACGCCGACGACGATGGCGCCCGAGCTGGCGGGAGCCTCGACGACGTAGAGCGCCTTGTCCGCGCCGGTCTTGGTCAGGTCAAGAGCGACGGCTTCACCGAGGGCGATGGTTCCGCCCGCAAGGAACGTCTCCACCTGCCCGCGGTTCATGGTGTTGCCAGCCTCGCCGGGCTGCAGGTACTGAACGAGGGTGCTGGTTGCCATGTTGATCAGGCCTCCGCGTTGATGAGGATGCCGTGGCTGGCGAGGTGGCCGGTCACGAGCTGCATGCGGCAGAAGATCTGCGCGGCCTCGGTCGCAGTGCCAGGGACCGGCATCATCTCGCTCAGGTTGAACCAGCCGTCCACGTCAGCGTAGAGCTGGAACATGTCGCTGCTCAGGCAGTACGCGGAGACGGGCAGGGCGCCCATGCCCGAAGAGCCGCTGGCGGTGAAGCCCAGGTTCGGGTCGACGTAGATCTTCGCCCCGCGCCACATGCCGACCATGTCCGCATCGAGCGTCGCCCGGTCGGACGCGCTGATGTACTGCACCTGCGACTGCTGCTGCGCCTGGAAGGCGGCGTAGCACTTGGGGGACATCAAGATGATGTCCGGGAACTTGCCGCCCGGGTGGAAGATCTGGCAGTTGATCATGAGCTGGTCGAGGTGGCTCAGGTCGAAGCCGGCGCCGCTGTTGAAGAACTGGTTGAACCAGTTCTGCGAGCGGTAGGTCGTCTTGGCCAGGCCACCGACGGTGTTGACCTGCGCAGTCCCAGCCACGCCCTCGAACCACCCAGTCGCGGTCAAGCCAGCGGAGGTGCCGTTGCCGTTGAGCGTCTGGAGGGTGCTGATGGTCCCGTTGCCGATGATGACCTGCTGGTTGACCTGCTTCTTCAGGCCCAGCATGACGTTCTTCATCTTCGACTCAAGGATGTTGACCACCGCGAGATCGCCCTTGTTGGCGGCCTTCTCAACGGCGGACAGCACGATGGGCTGGGTGAAGTTGGCGTACTCGAACTTGGCCAGGTTGAACGGGTCCGTGACCGCCATGTTGACGGGCTCGAAGCCGTTGCTGAGCACGCTGAGCTGCGAGTGCTCGCCGAAGATGACCGGCTGCTCGACACGCGAGCCTCCGTTGACCTTGACGAGGTTGCCCGCCTGCTCGATCGCCCGGAAGAGCGGGTGCGAGACGAAGGAGTTGTCCACGAGCTTGTCGCGGAGCAGCTGGAGCGTGGTCGAGAGGATCGACGGGTTGATGGGCATGTGCCCTCCCTTGCGGTTGAAGGTCGGTTGTGGGGGCGTGTCCGTCGCCGGATGCCGCTACACAGGACGCCGCAAAGGGGTGGTCCGCGCGCGACAACGGTAGCGCACGCTCAGCGACGATGCAACGACTGAGCCATCGCGAAGATGTCCGCCGAGGACATCTTGCGCAGGTCGCGCGCCGCCGGCGGAGCGGCCGCAGCCCCCTTGCGCGGCAGGCCGGTCCCACGCTGCGCAGCCTCACGCTCGGCGCTGCGCCGCGCCTTGTCGGTCTCGGTGGCCTTCGCCGCAGCTTGGCGCGCCTGCTTGCCCTTGGCGGCCCAGTAGGCCGTCTCGAGGTCCAGGCCTGCGTTGGCCTCGAGCAGGTGTTGGACCTCGGAGCGCAGGCCCACGTCGGTCTTGAGGTCCGCGTGCTCGGCGAGGAAGGTCGTGTAGCTCTCCTCCGCGCGCACCTGCTCGTACTCGCGCTTCATGGGCTCGAGCACCGCGTTGAGCCGCTTGTTGACCTCAGCCTCGATGCGCGCGTTGATGGTCGACTCGTTGAAGGGGTCGAACTCAGGCAGCTCGGCGGGAGTCTTGAGCGACTCCTGCCCCTTGAGCAGAGCCTGCCGCTCCGCCAGGAAGCTCTTGCGCTCCGAGGCCAGCTGCTGGGTCTTCTTGGTGTAGTCGCTCTGCATCGACTGCATGAGCTGGCGGATGTCCGGGGGCACCTGCTTGAGCGCGTCGGCCCAGCTCAGGCTGCGTCGCTCTGGCTTGCCGTTCTCTTCAGCCTCGACCTCGACCTCGACCTCGGCCTCTTCAGCGCTGGGCTCAGGCTCGGACGCCGGCGCAGCGGCATGAAGCGCGGTGGCCTGGTCGAGCGCGGACTGGGCTGTCGAAGGGATGGTAGGAGCGCTCGTGGTTGTGCTCGGAGTGGTCACAGGGACGTCCTTTGCGTTGTGGTTGCGGTGGTCATTCCTTGGCCCAGGTCGCGCGCCGCCTGCTGACATCGCCAGCTCGCAGCGCGTAGGACCGGTACCAAGCCTTGTTGAACCCAGGGGCGATCCTGAACTTCTTGCGGCGCCCGAACGCGTCGACGGGCTCAAGCACCTCGAGGTCACGGATGCGACCCACGATGAACGTGCGCCAGCCTGGCATCTCTCCGTTGGCGCGCTCGCTCTCCGTGGCATCCGCGCGCCGACGGAGCGTGTTGCTCTGCGACGCGCTCTGCGGGTCGATGTACATGTGCAGGTAGGGCAGGTCGTTGCTGCCGTAGAACAGCGCGTGCGGGTTGCCTACGCGCAGGCCCCGCACGCCGATGACCTCTCCGTCTCGGCGGACCCAGAAGTCCGTGTACTGGAAGCGGACAGGCAGCATCTGGTCGATGGCCTCCTCCAGACCCAGCATCGTCGACGCGGGGCCAGGCTGCCGGATGACCGTCAGGTTGCCGGTCGGCACCACTCGGCGCTGGTTGAGGCCCTCGAAGCCGAGCGCCTCAGCGACAGTGCTGACCAGCGCCGACTCTGCGGCGCGCTTGGCGAGGCCGCTGACAGCGCTGGTGAGCGTGCGGAAGAAGGCCATCGGTCACCTCAGCGCATGCGGGAGCGGAACAGCGCATCCGGGCTCGGGCGCTTCTTCTTCACCTCGA